ATAAATAACTAAGAATTCCATAGAGTAATTATGGATTAGTTATAAGGTAAATGAAATGAACAACAAAGAAGATTTCTTTGATATTAATTTTCCAGGTTATTTTCCTTTAGAGATAGAACTCAATAGTCCTGATGACTTCTTAAAAGTCAGGGAAACATTGTCGAGAATAGGCATTGCTTCTAAAAAGGATAATGTTCTTTTTCAGTCTTGTCATATTTTACACAAGAAGGGAAGATACTTTATTACGCATTTTAAAGAACTGTTTGCTTTAGACGGCAAAGCAGCAGATTTTACAGAGAACGATTTACAAAGAAGAAATACAATAGGTAAACTTCTACAAGATTGGGGACTTGTAAAAATTTTAGTTGAATTAGAGGAAGAACATTTAGCCCCTCTAAGTCAAATTAAAATAATTGCTTTTAAAGAAAAAGATCAATGGGAATTGATTCCAAAGTACAACATAGGTAAAAAACGATAATACAATATGATCCTAAATTTGACGCCGCTTATATATTATGAGGACAATTTTCTAACGAGTTACGAATGCGAAACTATAATAGAAATGAGTCGAGATCATTTACAACGTTCAAAAGTTTTTGACAAAGAAAATCCAATAACAGATGCAAGGACTAGCTATCAACATTGGCTATCTCCTACTGATTCCTTTGTCAAAAAATTTATGGAAAAGACAGCAACTAAAGTAGGAATACATCCTTCTCAGAGTGAGCCGCCTCAAGTTATTCGATACGATAAAACGCAAGAATATAAACCACACTATGATACTTTTGATCTTGAAAAGAATCCAGAACTTAATAAGACAGGAGGACAAAGAGTCCTAACCGCACTAATGTATTTGAATACTCCTATTTCTGGGGGAGGAACAATTTTTCCTAAACTGTCTAGAAGAGTAGATGCAGTTCAGGGTCGCTTGATAATTTTCCATACATGTTATCCCGGAACAAACATTGAACACCCATTTGCTTTACATGGCGGAGAGCCTGTAGGACTAGGAGAAAAGTGGGCTGTTAATTTGTGGTTTAGGGAAGGTAAATTTAATCAAAAGCCGTAAACTCATATAAATAAAATTGAGACGCCGAAAGGGTCTCGTATAACTAACCTTGCTAAATATAGGAGGAAACTAAAATGGTAAGAAGATATACAGCAGCCAATGTGGCTGATTTTTTAAATGATGTAAAACCTTTCACTGTAGGTTTTGATAGAGTGTTAGACAATCTTGTGAATGTTTCAGAGATTGCAAACAATTATCCACCCTACAATATTGTAAAGGTTGAAGATGAAAAATTCATTATTGAAATTGCAGCAGCAGGTTTCACAAAAGATGAATTTAACATCAACCTAGTACCCGAAGGTAATAAACTCATCGTTCAAGGTGTACAAGACCGAGGCGAAGATAAAAGAGAATTTTATCACAAGGGTATTGGAGCTCGCAACTTCACAAGAACATTTGCATTAGCAGAACATGTTAAAGTGGAAGATGCAGAGTTTGTAGATGGAATGCTTTTAATCACTCTGATTAGAGAAGTTCCAGAAGAAAAGAAAGCAACAACAATCAAAGTTAAATAAGGAATAAAGCATGGCCAATGTCCAAATTATAAAATTATCATCTGGTGAGGACATCATTGGAGATATCGAAGAGATACAAGTTGAAGGCAGGGAGTTTGTCCTAGCCAATAAACCTTGTTTAATAATGATGGTTCCTAAACAGGATAATCCCAATGAGTTTGGCATTGGCCTTGCTCCCTATGCTCCTTTTGCTAAAGAGCATAAAGTACCTATTATGCCAGCACATATCGTTTCAATTTATCAACCTGAGACAGCTTTGCTAAATGAATACAATAGACGTTTTGGTTCAGGACTTATTGTTCCGGACAATGATATTGTTACCAAGCAAACTTTAAAAGGTTAATATGTACGAGTATAAATGTAAAATTGTAAGGGTAGTAGATGGTGACACCGTGGATGTCGACATTGATCTCGGTTTCGGAATATGGTATCGTAACCAACGAGTGCGATTATAT